CCCCCAGGGGCGGCCTCGGTCGCGGGGGCGGCCGAGAATCTCGCGATCAGCGATGTTGATCTCCAGCACCCGGCCACCCCCTTCCGTGTTCATCCGCGTGCACGACGCACTGCGGACGAGAACCGCTGACCGGCCATCTCGACCGCCTCGTCTGGGTCGAGGTGCGCGATGTGGTTCACCTGTCGGAACACCTCGCGCTCCCCCGACTCGCCCGGGGTTCCGCCCGCCGTCGACCCGCCGCCGGTGGAGGCGGTGACCTCTGCCGATGCGGCCGTCATGGCGACCTGCGCCCGCGTGGACGCGGACGCGGCGATCCCGACGAGCACGTCGCCGAAGCCGCCGGATTCGTCCTTCGCACCTGCGGTGAACTGCTCCATCGTGGCCGCGCCGGACTGCTTCAGCCGACGCCATCCGGCCGCCGACAACGGCCCGCGCTTCGCTGGCGAATGCGGGAAGAAGTCGGTGATCGTCTCGACGATGTCGCCGACGGCGCTCCCGAGGGAGTCGACCATGCTGAAGAAGCCGTCGATGATGCCCTGGATGATCTGCGCGCCGAGGCTGAGCCAGTCGACGCCGGCGAGGCCGTTCCAGATCGCCTCGATGATCTGCGGCAGCATCGCGACGATCTGCGGGATCGCTTCGATGAGGCCGGTGATGATCGACACGACGAGCTGGATGCCCGCCTCGATCAGCTGCGGGAGCATCGTCACCAGTCCGGCGATGAGCTGCAGCACCAGGGTGATTGCGGCCTGGATGAGCATCGGTAGCGCTTCGATCAGCCCGGTGATCAGCGAGAGCAGCAGTTGGATGCCGCCTTGGATGATCATGGGCAGGTTCTCGATGATCGCGGTCAGTAGCCCGGTGATGAGCTGCAGCGCCGCTTGGAGCAGCATCGGCAGCGCCGAGATGATCCCCTGCACCAGCGACAGCAGCAGGGTGATGCCGCCCTGGATGATCATCGGCAGCGCCGCGACGATCGCGGTGAGCAGCCCGGTGACGAGCTGCACGGCGCCCTGGACCAGGACCGGCAAGGCACTGATCAGACCCTCGACGAGCGCGCCGACGATGCTCACAGCCCCGTCGATGATCGCCGGGAGGTTCGACACGACGGCGTCGATCAGGCCGCTCACGAGCGCGGTGGCGCCCTGGACGAGCAGGGGCACGGCCTGCACGATTCCGGCGATCAGCGACTGGACGATCGACGCGGCCGCGGTGAGCAGCTGCGGGATCGCGCCGACGATGCCAGACACGATGCCAGGCACGACGGCGACGACCTGGTCGATCAGGCCCGGCAGAGCGGCGACGATCTGGTCGACGATCCCGGTGATCCCGGACGCCAGCCCGGCGAAGTCTCCCCCGGACAGGGCGAGACCGGCAAGGCCAGCCGCGACGATCCCGAGCGGGCCGCCGAGCGCGGCCACCGGCCCGGTGAGCCCGCCGAGCATCGAGCCGACCAGCGGCAACCGAGACAGCACCCCGGCGAGCCCGCCGGCGCCGAGGGCCGCGAACGCGGCCCCGAGCGGGGCGATGACGCCGGTGAGGTTCGCGAGTCCGAAGTCGGCGAGGGAGGCGCCCTCCCCGATGCGGTTGAACAGGTTCGTGACCCAGTCCATCGCCGGACCCACGACGCGCACCAGCACGTCGCCGAACGCCTTGGCTCGCTCCTCGATGGGACCGAGCGCGGACGTGGCGGCCATGATCAGCGGGCCGATCTTGGCGTACACGCCCTGCAGTGCGTTCGCACCGATACGGCCCATCGCCGCCATGAAGTTCTTCGCCGCGCCCGGTACGGTGGTGCGCATCTCGTCGGCGACCGTGCCTGCCGCGGCGGTGGCTGCCTTCGAGAAGGTCTCGAAGTCGACCTTGCCCTCGGAGGCCATCTTGAAGACCTCGCCGGCGGTGACCCCCATCTGCTCGGCGAGCTTTTGGTAGATCGGGATGCCGCGGTCGGCGAGCTGGCTGATGACGTCGTTCTGGACGCCGTTGGCCTGCGTGGCGGCCCGGTTGAAGATGGAGCCCATCTCCTCCATCGAGATCCCCGCCGCGGAGGCGTTGTTCGCGATGGTCTTGAGGTGGGTCTGCAGCTGCTGGCCGGGCTTGATGTTCGCCGCGACGGCGGAGGCGGCGACGGTCGCCGCCTCACCGAGCCCGAAGCTCGTTCCTCGGACGGACGCGAGGGCGTCGCCCATGATGGTCTTCACGTCCGAGGCGGAGTTGCCGAGGCCGGTCAGCTTCGCGCGGGCGGTGTCGATCGCCGTGAGGCGGCTGAAGCCCTTGGTGAACGCGACGCCGATGCCGACGGCGGCCGCGCCGACTGCGCCGGTCGCGGCGGACTGGATCCCCTGCCCGAGTGCCTGTCCGGCGGCGGAGGCCGCACGGCCGGCGGCGGAGACGACGCCGGAGAACGCCGATGCGGCCGCGGAGCCGAGCCGGGCCAGTCCCGACCCGAAGCCACTCACCAGGCGGCGGGCGGCTGGCCCACCGATCGCACCGATCTTCTCGAACGCGCCCCGCACCTGCGAGGTGACCGGGCTCATCCACGACGCCACACGGGAGCCGAGCTTCACGAACGGCGACGCCAGCACAGTCGCCTGCGCGGACATGTATCCGGCGACGGGGCCGAACGCCCCGCGGACGGTGGAGCCGACCGCGCGCATTCCCTTGGACAGCCCGGCCGCGAGGCGGCCGCCGACCTGCGTGGCGAGGGACGCGAACGCCCGCGACGCCTGCAGGGCGCTGTTCTTCGCGATCGTGCCCAGGCGGGTGAGCCCTGTGAGGTCGGACGTCGCCCGGAGGATGCCGCCGATGGATCCGGCGAGGCCGGTGAAGGCGGAGCGCGCCGCGTTCGCGTCGGCCCAGCCAGAGCGGAAGTTCTGCCCCATCTGCTTCAGCTTGAGCCCCGACCGCGTGGTGGTGTCGGCGAGCTGGGCGGCAGCGTTGCGGGCGGCAGTCTGAGCGGCGGCGAGCCTGCTCGATGCGGCGGTCACGGCGTAGGTGACGGCCGCGTGGGTACGGCGCACCGCGGCCAGGCGCTCCTCCGCGGCGACAGCCTGGGAGGATCCGGCGCCGGACTTCGCGACCGCTTCCTGCAGTCGCACCTCGGCGACGCGCACGCGACCCGCCTCATCCTGCTGCTTGATGCGGGCCTTCGACAGCGCAGCCGACGCCGCGGCGACCTCCGCGTTCAGCTTGCGCAGCGCGTCCGCGCCCAGCCCTGCCGCCGACGTGTTCAGCGCCGACTTCAGGTCGCGGCCGAGCGCGCGACCGGTCGCGGTGCCGGCGCCCTTGAACCCGCCCTCGAAGGTCTTCGCGCCTGCCGCGCCGGCCGCCCGGGTCTCCTTGGACACGCGCGACTTGAACCCGGTCATCACCGGGAAGATCGAGACGTGACCGGAACCGACCTCGGAGGACATCGGCACCTCCTCGGGTCAGGATGCGAACACCAGGCCCGCTTCCATCTCGGCCTGCGCTTCGGCGATCTCCGCGGCGTCCGCGGTCGTGGTGGTGCGCCGCGGGTGAGGGAGAACCCACGGCGCGAGCTTCTTCGCTGCTTTCGGGCCGAGCTCGGAGAGCAGCGAGAGAAGCTGGCGGGTGCTGGCCGGATACGACCAGCCCGCCAGCTTCGCACCCAGGTGGGTGCCGGGGTCGGCGGCGGCCTCTTCGAGGAGGTCTCGCGCTTCGCCCCAGGTGAGCCCGTCGCCCAGGTCGGAGATTCCTACACCGAACGTCTCGCGCAGCGTGCGCGCAACGCTCCCTCGATGCTCTCGGACGACCCGGGCGACGGCGATCATTCCGGGAAGGCCGCCTGCTGGACGCGCTGCAGCACCCGGAAGTACTTCTCGGCGAGGATCGCGCCCTCGACCATGTCCCGCTTGCCGAGGTCCTTGGCGATCGCGTCGCCGCCGATCTCGGTGAGGATGGCCTTGAACTGGTCGACCGGGGTCGAGTGGTCCGCCTGCAGCTGGTCGATGAAGTCGAGGCTGAGCGTGAGCGGCACCTCGATGATGGTGCCGTCGCCGAGGCGGCCGATGAACCGCTTCTCCACGATGATGTACTGCACCTGGGGGACGGCGGCGAGGATCGCCTTCTCCTCGGCGTCCTCCGACCAGTTGTCGAAGTCGTACTCGGGCGCGGCCGCGGTGGCCGTCGTGCTCTTGGGTGTTGCCATGATGGTCTCCTTGTCGGGTCATCGGGTCGTGTCGGATTGGTGAGAATGGCGGGCCGGGGTGACCCGACGACACCCCGGCCCGCCGGCTTGTTACCCGGCGGGGTCCGGGGCGGGCACGGCGCCCGGCACCGCCGGACCCCACGACCAGAACGGCGCGTCGTTGAACAGCGGGTCCTCCTGCCAGGTGAACGTCACCGCGGAGCCCTCGACCTCGCCGCGGGTCTGCTGGTCCGGCTCGACAGCGGTGACGGCGGCGACGCCGACCTGGCGCTTCTCCTTGCCGCCGCGGTAGCGGGTGATGACGTAGAGGATGAAGCGGTTGTCCGGCAGGGACGAGGAGACCTCGATCACACCGTTCTCGTCCGGCTCGGCTCCCTCGATGAGCTGCTGCACGTGGGCGTTCTGCTCGGCGAGGTTGATCACGACGGCTCGGGTGCCCTCGCCAGCGAGCGTGAATCCCTTCTGGAAGAACTCGATCGCATCGCCGTTCTCGCGGGACGGGGCCGGGCCGCCGTCGACCTTGTAGAGACCGAGGCGCTTGGCCCCGGCCGGCAGCTCGAGCGGGCTCGCTCCGAGCGCGGACTTGGCGATCACGTTCTCCGCGGCGACCTTCGCGAACGCGGCGATGCCGGTGATCGGTACGCCAACGGCCTCGAGGTCGAAGCCCTGGGAATCGGCAGTCATGGGTGTTCTCCTTCACATGAAGAAGGCCCCGCGCGTGCGGAGCCGGTGGGTGGGAACGGTCACGTCGACTGCCGACGCGTCCGCGGGTGGGTCGGGTGGTGGCTCACCAGGAGCCGGCCACGACGTACTGCGCGGTCATGTACTGGCGCGCGACGTCGAGTTCTTCGGGGACCGCATAGGGTCCGTTGCATCCGTCGAAGTCGACCCGGGCGATGGGGCTGCCCGCAGCGAGCGGGAGCTCGTCGTCGAACAGCACGGATGCCAGCCACAGGGCGAGGTCGATGATCGGCGTCGGGGCCGCTTTCGACCCGCCGAGCACGGCCGCCCCGACCGACCGGTCGAACGTGGTCCAGTCCAGGCGCGAGCCGGGGTCGATGCGGATCACGATCAGCGGCCGCGGCAGCGGAAGCGCGAGGTCCTCGGGTTCCGCGCCGACGACGTCGACGTCGAACCCGTCGGCGGCGGCCGCATCCGACACGTAACGCATGAGCCAGGTGACCAGCTCCGGAGGCATCACCCTCATCGCTTCGCCTGCTTGAGTCCGCGGGCCATGTTCCCGGTCTTCGACTCGATGAGCAGCGTCTTGCCGTCCGAGCCGACGACGCGCGTCACGCGCCGGTACCGGGACTCACGGTGCTCGATGTGCAGGCCGTTGACGTACTCCTCGGTATCGCGTGGCGCGTCGGCCTGCATCTTGGCGAGAGCATCCTCGGCGACCGCGTCGACCAGGCGCTCCACCCGTGGCTGCCGCAGGACTTCCTCGAAGAAGCGCGGGTTGAACTCGACTTCAGTGTCGCCGCTGCGGGCCATGAGCGCTCCTTCCGGTCAGCCGACCGTGCGGGTCAGGGGGATCTCTCGTGGGGGCTTCCACCCTGTGAACGGGTTGGTGTCGGCCGCTGGCGGGATGCCGTCGATGCTGTAGATCGGGGCGCCGTCCCCGCCGTCGCGGATGCGGTCGCCCTTCTGGATGTCGTATGTGCCGTCGCAGAAAAGCGACTTCGCCTCGGCCGCCTGCTGGCGGGTGGCGTCGCCGAGCAGCGACGTGGAGGTCTGCGCGACGAACGCGCCCAGGATGGGCAGAACGTCGGGGTTGGTCCAGTCGCCGCGCACCTCGCGGTTCGTGGTGCGGTCGCGGACGATGCCGGCGCGCAGCCGGTAGACGGTGTGGCCGTGAGGGAAGTGCATCAGTACCGCTCCGGCCAGAGCTTCGCGAGCGGACGCTCGAGCGGGAAGCTCCCGCGAGACATGCCGGGTGCGGAGGCCGGGGCGCACAGCGCGCGCAGTGCCCGGCGAGGCTGTCCGTCGAACGCGGACGCGATGTCGGCGTAGTCGACGGATGCCGAGCCGATGCGCTGCGCCTTGATGAGCAGCGAGCCGCGCTCGGCAAGGTTCTGATAGACGCGCTTGAGCACGGCGAGCGCGTCCTTCTCTTCTTCGCTGTCGGCGGCGAAGGAGAAGATACAGGGGGCGATGTCGCGACCGACGATGAGGACCTCGCGTGCAAGGTCCTCATCGCTGCCGATCTTGTCGTGCGTGATCACGGCACCGCCCCCTGTCTGGGTTACTTCTTGTCGTCGGCGAGGAGCGCGGCGACGAGCTGCGGGCGCTGGCCCGGCTCGGCGGGAACGACCTTCGCGTCGTCCTCGCGTCCGTCGTTGCGCTTCTCGATCTCGGCCTTGAGGTCGGCGACGCTGACGCGCTTGTACGCGCCCTCGTCGACTTCCGCGGGCTCCTCGGGCACCTCGACCTCGACAGCCTCGATGAGGCCGCGGCTGACGAGGTGCTCGAGCTGCTCCTCGGCCACGCCACCCGGGACCAGGTCGCCACGCTGAACGAACTGCGCGACGCGGTTGCCCGACGGCGAGCCGATCGAGACCTTCACGACGGCGGCGGTTGCGATGTGCTGCGAGCTCATCTCAGCCCTCCGTTCCGGTGACGTAGAACGCCGCGAGCGGGTCGGTGACGATCGGCACATGGACGTTGCGCGCCTGCAGGCGGGTCTTCTCCGCCTTGCCCTCGCGGATCGCCGCGATCTCGACGCCGGTGTCGCCACCGATGTGCCGCATCTCCGGGGTGGGGATCTGCTCACGGGCGATGCCGCCGAGACGGCGACGGTCGAGGAACATCGGGTCGGCGATGTCCTCTCCGTCGTCCGGAATCCAGGTGAGACCGGCGATGGTGGGGAATTCGTCGGTCAGCGCCTGGCCGCTGTCCTTCGGCAGGATCTCGAGCAGCTCGGGGATGACCTGGGCGTACAGCTCGCCGGGGAGCACTGCGGTGTCGAGCGCGTAGCCGAGCTTCTGCTTGCGCACGAGCGCCTTGGCGCGCAGCGCATCCTTGTAGATCTGCTTCGCGGTCGTCCACGTGCCACCGGCCGCGAACGTGTTCGTGACCGACGACGCGACGGCGCCGAGCGCTGCCTCGTTCGCCGAGAACACGAGCTCGGTCTGCAGGAACGTGAAGGCGTCGTCGATCGGCTGACGCAGCAGGCGTCCGACCTGTTCGTCGGTGACCTCGGTCGCGAGACCGTCCTTCATCGCAGAGTAGAACTCGTACTCCTCAGCCGACATCGGCGTGAGCTTGTACTCGCCGCCGGGGGCGACGATCTCAGCGCCACGGGCGGCGCGAATGACCTCGTTGATCGGCACGCCGATCGAGCCGCCGGTGATGGTGAAGCGCTTCTGCAGAAGGAACAGTCCGAGGAACTGCTGTGCCTGCAGGATCTCTCCGAATCGGCGAGCGACGAGCGTCGGGTTCTTGAGGAACGCGACGAGTTCTGCCGCCGAGACGTTGGCGAGCTGGCTCGGGGTGAGCGGGTAGGTCTGCATCGTGCTCTCCTTTCTCAGAGCTGGATGGCACGCACGAGCGCACCGTCGGCGGCGGACGTGAGGGCGACGAACACCGCGGTGCCGTCCGCGAGGGTGCGGACCGTTCCGGCGGGTGCCGTCTCGAGCTGCTGGCCGCGGGTGATCGCACCCGCCGCCTTCAGCTCGTGGATGGGCTTGCCGACCTCGACGGTCAGCTTGTCGCCGACAGCCGCGTCGTGGCCGGCGACGCCGACGTACTTCGCGGATGCCGCAGCCGCGGGGGCGACGGCCATGTCGACGGTCGCGGAGACCTCGACTGCCTGACCGGCGGTGACTGCGGCGCTGACGCCGAAGGTGACGGTGTCACCCGGGCGGAACAGGGGCAGGTAGCTCTTGGCCATCTCAGGCCTCCTTCGCGGTGGGGTAGATCGACCCGTAGAGCGAGTCGTCTGCACTGGTGAGGGTGTCGGCGTGGCCGACTTCCTCGACGTGAACGGTGTTCTCCGCCAGCGAGTTGAGGACCGCGGTGGCGGTCGTCTCGTCGGCGTCGAGCATCGCGCGGAACTTCGGTGCGGATGCTGCGCTGATGCGGCCCTCCGACATCGCGTTCTGGATGATCCCGTCGCGGCGATCCCTGATCTGCTGCTCGCGTGCTTCGCGTCCAGCGGCGGCGTCCGCGCGCATCTGGGAGAGGACGTTGTCCTCGATCAGCTGCGTGCCGGCGGGGATGGCGGCGGCCGGGGCCGCCACGGTGTCGGCCTGCTCCGCGAGGTGCTCGTCGAAGGCGGCGAGAACCGTCTCCTCCGATGCGTTGGCATCGGTCACGCCGAGCCGATCGCGGACCGCAGCCAGGAAGGTATCGCTCATGGTGAGCTTCTCCGTTTCTGTGGTGTTACCCGGCTCGGGCGAGCTCGGGGGCTTGATGGGCGACGCATCTCCGGTGGGGCGCCAGCCGAGGCGAGCGCGCGCGGACTGGTACTTGTCCTCGACGGTGTCGCCCTCGAGCGGGTCGACAGGGTCGTCGTCTTCGGCGCCCGCGGTGGATGTCTCGCCGGCGTCCTTCACGACGGCGACACGGTCGGCGAGTCCCACCTCGACGGCACCCTCAGCGGTGTACCAGGTCTCGGCGGCGAGCAGCTCGCCCCAGGCGGACTCTCCCGCCTTATCGCGATAGATGGAGATGATCGACTCTTCGACGCTGTCGAGCACGTCGGCTTCCTTGCGCATCTCGTGCGCGTTGCCCCAGACGATCGTCGACGGCGAATGGATCATCATCTGCGTTCCCGGCGACATGACTGTCTCGTCGCATCCGACGGCGATAACGGAACCGGCGGATGCCGCGAGGCCGTCCACGACGCCGAGCACGCTCGCCTTGTGGGCGCGGAGCATGTTCAGGATCGACATCGCCTCGAACACCTCGCCGCCCGGCGAGTTGATGCGGAGGATGATCTGCGTGACGGATTCCGGCAGCGCGTCGAGCACGTCACTGACGTCGCTCGCGCTGATCCCCCACCATCCGCCCCAGCTGTCGATCGGGCCATAGAGGCGAATCGTGGCGACCGTACCCTCCCCCGCAGGCGAGGGCATGGTGATCTCCGCCTTCGACTTCGGCGGGGTGTGCGAACCGAAGAAGCGATTCGCTCCCGAGCTGTGCGTGGTCATGCGGCCTCCTGAGCCTCTGTCGACGGCATCCGACTCACGTCGGGCCCGTCTCCGGTGATGTCTGCACCGGCGCGGCGGATGATCTCGCGCGCCTCGTCCTGACGCAGCACGGGCTTGTCCGTGCCGAGGTAGATCTTCTGAACGACCTCGGCGACGAACCGTGCGAGCTCGCGCGACTCCGCATCGTCGGGGGTTTTCGGCAGCAGGTTTTCGACAGGCAGCCCGAACTTGTCCCGGACGTAGGCGCGCAGCCCGTCGTCGACCTGGACCGCGCCGCTTTCGATGAGTCCCTTGATCGCCTCGGCGGTGACCTGCTGCTGCTCGCCGATCGCGGCCGGCACGAGACGGGGCGCCGGTTCGTTCGGCCCCCAGTTCAGATCGACGAGGTCTTCGATGACATGCTGCTGAATGACGTCGGCGATGTTCTGCGCAACGGCGTTCAGGCTGTCGGTGAAGAAGTTCGCGAACGTCGACCCGAGCGCCCACGAACCCGTCTCGGTTCCGAGGTTGAGGAAGTGGGCGAGGACTGCGCGAGCGATCTGCTCGTCGTAGTACCGAATCGGCTTATCGGTGTCGGGGAGCTTGCCGCTCACGCCGACGAACTGGAACGTCGATCCCTTCGACAGCGAGACTCCGGCGGCCTCCCCGGCCCGCGCCTGCTTCACGATCTCGAGGCCGCGTTTGATCTCGGCGTCGAGCCATTCGACCATCTGGTCGAAGTCGCCCTCTGGCGGCTCCCCAACCGTGAAGACGGGCATACCGAGTCCGTTGCGTTCAGCGGTCAGCGCCTGGATGCGTAGGACGCGGTCCTTGAGGATCCACATTTTGTACGCCGAACGCAGCAGGGACTCGCCGAGCCAGTTCGCGCCCTCACGCTCGTGCACGAAAGCGACGAGGTCCTTCACCTTGATACGGACCTTGCCGCTGCCCAGCAGGCCGCCCTGCTCGATCGCGACTAGGCCGCCGTCACGGGCGACCTCGATGTTCGAGATCGTGCGGGGCGGCCGCCAGGCGAGCTTCGCGAGGTGCGTGCGCCCCGGGTCGGAGGTCTGGTCGTAGACCTGCTCGAAGTACGAGTGGCCGTACACGAGAGACAGCAGCGCGAGACGCAGGAACTCCTTGAACGAGAATCGACCCTTCGTGCGCAGCGGCGCCATCGGCGGCTGACCCTTGATCGGCAGGCCGAGGTCGCCGGCGATGTGCGCGACGACTTCGGGGCGGCATCCGGTCCCATCGATCGCCCACTCGGTGCGCATGATCGGCAGGGTCACCGCGCGGAGCACGGACTTCACCTGCGGGTCTTCTCGGCGCATCCGGTCGAAGACGTTGATCGACTTCGGCCACTGCAGATCCGGGTTGTCTTCGTTCGTCTCGGCGACCCAGTTCATCCACCCCGGGAGCGTCGAGTCGACCTGGTATCCGGTCTCGGACAAGGCGGCCTCCTCTCTCAGAACCGCGCTGTCGCGAGGTCCAGGTCGCTTCCGGCGACGTCGTCCCGTTTGAGGACCGCGGCCTTGGGCGGCGGCGGTGTGCTCTTCTTCGGGGTCGCCTCGGATTTGAGGACGCCCCACAACGCCCAGGTGATCGCCTGCGCCATCGTGACGGGCTTCGTCGGGTCGGACTGCTCCCAGGTCACGCCGGCGCGGCCGATGTTGCGCGTCGTCGCAAACTCGAGCGACTTCGTGACCTCGGCTTGTGGACGGTGCGGGACGAGTCCGGCGTTG